TCGGTACTCCGAGACGACTCATCGGGCAGCCTCCGGAGGCTTACGAACATGCGTGTACGCACGACCTGGAACCGTGAAATGATTAGGCAAGCTTCGGCAAGGACTGCCGAAGATCCCAGAGCCATGAATCAGGATCACCATTCTCAGCAACCGAAAGCGGATGCTTACATGAATGGTACGCCCTCTTCGTGGGCCGAGGATATTCGCAAACCCAATTCTTGGGATGTCGAGTATTCAGGCGGCGCGACGAAGCGTGACGAAATCGGAATGCCCGACAAGCGCCCCGAGACCTACAACCACCCGGAAAAAACGGCGTCGAATTTGGACGACGAGACCCTCATGAAAAAGGCCGATCTGACAATCAAATACGCACGCCTGATGCTTGGATCTTCGGCGACCGAAGATCAGGTGGAAGAGCAAGCTGTGGCGCTCATGCACATGCCCGACAACGCCCTGATTGCGTCGTACAACACGGTGCTCGCAAATCAGACGCAATTCCCCGGCGGGCAATTCCCCACCGCGGAGCAGAACCAGCAGCAAGTCGCGCAGCTACAACAGCAAGCGCAGCAGTTTTTGCAGGCGGGGGATTTCGAGCAAGCCAAGCAAGCCCTTGAGCAATGCTTGGCCCAGCAGCAAGGGAAGCAGCAGCAAGTGATGGCGGGCCGAAGGAAAGCCGACGCGCCAGCGGCCGTGGCTTCTCCTGCGGTCGCGGCACCTCCGGCTCCTGCTGCGCCCCCTGCGCCTCCGGCACCTTCCCAGGCCGCGCCTGCTCAACCTGATTTTCAGACGGCTGTGAATGCTGCCGTCTTCGCGGCGCTTCGTCATGCGGGACTCATTCGCGCTGACAACCAAATGCCAGTTGGGCAGCAACAAATGCCCGCGCAAATGGCTCAGCAGCAAATGCCGCCTCAAATGTCGCAGCAACAGCAAATGCCTCCAATGCAGGCCGAGGACATGCTGCTCGACGAGCTGATGGGTCAAACTGCGCAGGATGAATTCAACGAGGCCGGCATTCAAATGGAGGCCCCCCCAATGGATATTGGGGAAGTGCAGCTCGGACCCGAAGACGATGTTTTGAAGACGCTCTTCGCGAACCAGGAAACGCAGGACGCGGAGCAAGCACAACAAGCGCAGCAAGGCCAAGACCAAGGTCAGAAGCAAGCTGCGTACATGATGCGCATGGCATCTCGGACCATGGGAACTCGCCCAACGGGCGGCGTTGCTCGGGTCGGGGGCGGCGTTGCGGCATCTCCCGTGGCTGGCGGCGGTGCCAAGAGCGAAATCGACAAGCTCGCGGCTCTTTGGCCATCGGCTCCTGATGTTCGCTCGGTATTCGGCGTCGGGTACTGAAAAGGTTTTCCCCGAATGGGGACGTGCGCCCGTTAGGCGGAATTTAAATCGCATCGAACACCCGAACCAAGCCAACGTGCCAAGGAGAAACTAAAAAATGAGTTCCTTCGCCATCGGCGGACAATCTTCGGGTGACTTCAAGGAAACGTCGGGCCGCGTACAAATCCTGAATGTCATTACCCGCAATTCTGTGGGTAAATTGACTCCGGATGCGTTCACCCAGGCGAACCCCCCCGTAGTCACCACGCAGAAGTCCGCGACTCTCAATGTCAACAACGCATACGGGAAACTCGGGGTCCTCGGGGCTTCCATTGCGTTTTCTCGATACGACTACGGGAACGGATTCCATGGGGGTCCGGTCAAGATCAGCAACGCTTACGACGCCAAGATCAAGCCCCTCGGCTTTTTCATCAACGATTCCCTCGGGAATATGTTCGAGAATACGCCAGGCGTCGCGTCGACCAAAGGCCCATATCTTTGCGGTGTGGGTGCCACATTGGCGCTCTCGATTTACGAGACGAAGGTCCAGCTTGGCGGCGGCGCAGGCACTGCCATTACCTGGACGGCGGGCGATCGAGTTTACGCATCCGTAAATGGGTATGCCACGAACGTCCTTGCGGACGCCTACGAATACAACGTTTCCGGACAAGGCTCGGTCGAGTTCGTGACGTTGATGGGCATCGTGAGGGTTGCACCTGACTCCAGCTCGTCGCTCCTCGTGATCGACACCCGCATCTGAGGAGGAAGAGAAGTCATGTACCAAATGGTCGCAAGCCAGCCGTACAACCAAATGATGCACCAGGCCGGGTATGCTCCAATGATGGGATACCAACCTGGTTACCAGCAGATGGGGTATCAGCCGGGATTCCATCAAATGCGTCCCATCGTCTCGAATGAGACGAAGCAGCAGATCATCTCGGAGTACCTGAAGACTGCTGCGGGTCGCGCCAAAATCGCGGCATCCCTCATTCAGCCATTGCGTCTACGCCGCGATTACACTGCGGTTGGACGTAAAACGTTTCTTGTCGAACAATTGCCGGATGGGGCCCTCCCGATATATGACAAAGACACGGACGTGTCCGCTTTTGTCGTCGGTGAGGAAGGGCAAAACATTCTCGCAATTCAAAAGCCTCGACGCGTCATCTTCCCGCTGTTCGAGATTGCCTCGAACCCGGAGATTCCGCTCACGCAGGTCAAAGAGCGCCGCTTCGATTTGATCGAGCGCGCCCAAGACTTGGCGAAGGCTCAGATCCAGGCCGCGGAAGACGAGCGGGTATTCACCGTGCTCGACTCGATTGCGGTTTCTGGTTACGACACGATCCCCGGGCAAACCAATCCCGACGTCGCTGTCGTTGCCCCGATTTCTCCGGCCGTTCTCGCGGACGCGTTTGCTGAAATCGAGCGCCATGATCTTCGTGTTGCCCGCATTTACATGAACGCTGTCGACTATGCGGACATCCGCAAGTTCGGCCGCGACATCTTGGACATCGAGAGCCAAGCAACGCTCCTCAAGACTGGTCTCCAGGCCGTCATCTGGGGCGCGCAAATCATCACGTCCCGTCTCGTTCCGGTCGGGTTCGTGTACATCTGCGCCGAGCCGGAGAATTTCGGGCGCTTCCCCGTCCGCACGGAACTCACCGTGCTTTCGGCGGACGACCCGAAGGCCCGCACGATCGGGTTCTCGTGTTTTGAAAACGTCGGGATTGGGGCGTTCAATCCCAAGGCCCTCACGAGGGTCGTCGTTCAACGCTTCTGATACGGCTGTAAGCCCTTGAAATAATGGGGCTTCAAAAAGAAAACCCCCGAGAGCCATTTCTCGGGGGTTTTCTTTTTGATTGGTGTGGTAAAGTAATTTTTGACTTTCGTGCGTCTTTGGTGTACACTTCGAGTATGAGGACGTTCAAGTGCAAGGTATGTGGAGGCGCGTGGCAAACAGAGGCGCTTGGGAACTTTCAAGTTTGCCCCTCGTGCAAGAAGGCGCGTGAGGACGAGAAGCGGGCAAAGACGTGTTCCTATTGCAATACGCCTTTTCGTGATGAGACGGAGCGTCTTGTCCAGGATTATTGCAACGTCGAGTGTCGGCGTCGGGCGAAGCTTGTGCGTGCGGGGAAGGTGCCGGAGGGCGGCTTCCTTGCGGATCGTTCGCTCACGTGTCCAAAGTGTTCGCAGGAATTTACGCCAACACGTGGGAAACAAGTCTACTGCTCGGATGCTTGTCGTCTAGAAACGTATGCGAAGGAAGGCGATGCGTCCCGGAATAAAGTGTGTGCTGAGACGGGGGAAGCATTTCGCGACGACTCGCCGAAGAACAACCGTCAATATTTGCCCGAAGTTTCGCGGGCGAGGGTTGGTGTCAAAGTCGATCCCGAACGAGAACCAGCAATTTCGCCTCGACTCGTACATCGAAGGAAGGGCCAAGTTCGTTCCGGTCTTGGAGGCCGTATGGACGACATTGCTTCCCTTCAAAAGTATACAAACTCATGGTGGGGACGTGCATCGGAGATGATCTTTGCTGCATATCGTCCGTTTGCACGGGATATGGTGATTGAGTTTGGAAACCGGAGTCCCTACGACTTCGAGGACTCAGAATTGGGCCGCGTCGAGGTTCGGGGACTTGCAGCCGCGGAGTCTCCGCAAGGGCGGCCCATGTGGGCGTTTGCAACACACGGGCTTCGCACGTCTTGCGATCATGCCTTCTTCGTTGGGTACGACGAAGACAAAAATTCCGTCAAATATTTGTGGCTCATCCCTGCAAAGGAGTTGCCTGAAGCGACGCTCCGCCTCGCGCCTGGGAGCAAGGAATACCGTGGGGATCAATGGGACATCACGGACTCATGGGGGCTCATGATCGCGACAACGGTTTTGCGTTCGCTTTATGCTTTGGAGGATCCCGAACGGCCGGAGGATCGCTATGTGTGGTTGGATGATCCAAAGCAATTTTCAAACGAGGATGCCCCAAGCCATCGGGGCCGCAAGGGGGAGTTTCTCTACAAGGACCTGCACCCTTTGAGCCAAGACATGAATCGCGAACTTGGCCCGCATGCCTTATACGATTTCTTGGACCCAGATGGAGTCCGCGTCAATGCC